GGTTTCCGCATCGCGAAAAAAAGCCATGACCAAGCCTCGAAAACCTAAACCCCCACCAATCAAAAAGTTATGGGGCATCAAGGAGGTTGGTGTTGAGCTTGGAATCAATCGAGATCAGGCTCGAAGCCTTTTAGTGGCTATACCAATTGCAGAAAAAGACGGCCAGAGAAACCTTTACGATAAAGAACTTGTGCTGGCGGCTGCGAAAAATCGAACCAAAAAAAATGAGGCTGACGAGGGGAGCCGGGAATGGTATGAAATCGAGAAGCTAAAACGCCAGATTGACAAGTTGGACTTTGAACTTGAAGTCAACCGCGGCAAATATCTGCCACTCGAAGATGTGCGCCAGGGTTACGTTGCTCAAGTTTTAGCAACACGAAAGCACTGGCTGGAAATGGTTGAAAAGATGCCTCCGCTCTTGGCGGGTTTATCGCCATCATCAATGCAGGTTAAACTCAAGGATTACGTTAACGAAGCGTTTGAAAAACTCAGAAACCATCAATTTAGCCAATCAGACCTGGAGCGAATGCTCAAGAGCATTTGATATTGGCTTCAAGCCGTTTGATGATTCGCCGGTTTATGAATGGGGCGAGAATAATCTACGCCTCAGAGAATCGCCTTATGGTAATCAGTTCAAGCCCTCCGAGACTCCATGGTTAAAGGAACCGCTTGCTTGCGTAAATGATCCTGAGGTTGAAACCATTGTCTTAAAGTGTGCAGCGCAAACCGGCAAAACGATCTCCATGCAGGTTGCATCTGCTTATGCGTTGGCCAACTACCCGGCGCCAACCATGATTGTGATGCAGGATGAGGAGGCGGTTAAGGATTTCTCAAAAGAGCGAATGCTGCCGGTTATCGAGTCATGCAAAACGCTCCGGGATCAGTTCCCAACAGACCGCCACCGCAAAACTAACACTGAGATATTCTTCGCAAGCTGCACTCTTAAGATGGGCGCGGCTAATAATAACTTTCTTCGGTCCTGGTCAATCCGTTGGTTGTTTGGTGATGAGGTCAGCGCGTGGAAGCCGGGAATGGTTAAACGGGCAAGGGCTAGAACAACACGTTACTGGAACCGCAAGCTCTGGTTTTCATCGACTCCGGAGGATGCCGGTGATGATTTCGACATGGAGCACCAAAGCGGCACTTGCGAGGTGTGGTCATTGCGCTGCCAAGGGTGCGCTCAGTTGTTCGAACCATCGTTTTACAACTGTATCAAATGGGATACATCCGACGAGGTTAAGCCTGGAGGTGAGTGGGACTTCGAGAAACTGGCGCCAACAGTCCGCCTTGAATGCCCTCACTGCAAACATTCTCACGAAAACACGGAATCGAATTGGCGCTTGATGGTCAATGGTGGCGGATACATTCAGACCAACACAAACCCAACACCCAAAACTAGATCCTTTTCATTTAACCAACTCACGCTTCCGCCTTCAGTTATGCCTTGGTCATCGCTCGTGGTCGACTTCCTTAAGGCCAAGAGAGCGGCTTCAGGTGGATTTATTACACCGCTCAGAGAATTTGTTACGCTTCGACTTGCTGAAACATGGAAGGAATCAAACCACATCGACGTTGAGAAGCTTGTTTCATCGGCCTACGATCCTTCCGAGGCATGGGAGGATGAAAGTCATCGTTTTTTAACGGTTGATTGCCAGCAATACCTTGAGGAATTTTGGGCGGTCGTCGCATCATGGGCGCAAGGAGGCGCTTCTAGGCGTTTGGCGTTTCGGCGGCTGACGACATTTGAGGAAATCGAAGCCTTGCAAAAGGAGTTCAACATCCCACCTCAACGAGTGTTCTTGGATGTTGGCTACCAACGGGAAAAGGTTTTGATCGAATGCGGGAAACGTGGATGGATGGGCATGAGGGGTGAGGATCGGGAATGGTATGAGCACCAGCTACCAAGCGGAAAACCCGTCAAACGTGTTTACGCTAAGCCAACAAGAATTTCATCCACAGGTCGAACAGCTCCGCCAGTGTTCCGCTGGTCAAACCCATCCGTTAAAGACATTCTTCACCTCCTTAAAACAGGCAGATCGCAACCATGGGAGGTTTGCGACCTTGGCGATCTTGCTGACGCATACGCACGTCAAACAGACTCCGAACGTAAAATGGAGCACCAGGATAAAAATGGTAGGACCAGAATGATGTGGAAACAGATCCGACGGGACAACCATGCCTGGGACTGTGAATGCATGCAAGTGGTCGCCGCCCTTATCGCAAAGCTATTCATCGAGCACTCCGAACCTGATCAAAGTTAGACTTTTTGCCCATATTTTAAATGGGCAATGTCAAACCATTCCTCCGCCTTCAAAGCGATGCGTGGCTCCTTACTCTACGAGATAAGGTAGCTGACGCTATTCTCAACAACTCCGTAACTATTGGGTTTTCAAATAGTTCACAAAGCGGGACCAAGCAAATCGTGATGAGTCCCGCAGAGCTTTCGGTTCAGCTTACGGACGTTTTAATCGAAAAATCATTGGTTAGCGGAACCAAATCCACCCGCATGACATTTGCCCGGTTTGGACGATGAAAACGATCCTCGACCATAGGGGAAACCCAATAACCAGGCAGGCGCAACCGAAGAAACGCGGTTACATCGGAAACTATTACCGAGGCGCCGAGGTTGGTAGGTATCGGACCGCCCTGCCTTACAATGTCGCGGACTCAAACAGCACCCTTAACAAAGGAGTAAGGCGTCGGCTTATGGGGTATGCCCGGTGGATGTATGCCAACAACGGGATGGTTCAGGGTGCAATCAACGACATGGCTCGTTATTCCGTCGGCGGCGGACTCAGGCCTCAATCGTTAGCTGGCGATGTTGCTACGGAATACGAGGATTACTTCAAGGAATGGGCCAAGGTTGCAGACGTTGCCGGGGTGTTTAATTTCTGGCAGATGCAAAAAATCGCATCAATCCGCATGGATGTTGACGGGGATCTTGGGTTCCTGATGGTCAACAACTCCTTCCCACAGCTCCAACTTAGGGAATCCCATGTCATCGAATCGGAGGATAAGAAAATCCTTGATCACGATGGGGTAACAGCAAACAAATTCGGAAAACCTGTTGCTTACAGTTTAAGGGATGGCGAATCATTCCGGAAGGTTTCATCAAACGATTTCATTTTGGTCTATGATCCTGACCGGGTGATGCAATTACGCGGCATCACCGCTCTTGCCCATGCTGCTGATCACGTCCGCGACCAGATCGACATTCTTGAGTATGAGAAGATTGGCGTCAAAATGGCTTCAGCCATTGGTATTGCCATCAAATCCGAATCCGGGATAACTGATGATGGTGAGGCTCTGATCGAAACAGGCTACACCGCCGCCGATACCGGAAACGTTCCTTGGGAAACATTCCAGGCCGGTATGGTTCCACGTCTTAGGACTGGCGAATCCATTGAATCATTTGCCAGCAACCGTCCAAACGCAACTTTTACAGGGTTTATTGAACACTTAACCCGCGAGGTTTCGCTTGGACTTGGGCTACCTTATGAGTTTGTGGTTGACCCAGCAAAGCAAGGGACCGCTTCTAGATTTATTCTAGAGAAAGCTCAGCGACGATTTGAGGAACGTCAAGAAACACTTTGCGCCAAATTCTGCAATAGGGTTTGGGGGTGGGTAATTGCATCAGGTGTTAAACGCGGAGACATACCTCCAAGTGATTCCTGGTATAAAGTCCGCTGGCAAGCACCTAAAAAAATAACTGTTGACTATGGGCGAGAATCCAAAGCGCATGCTGATGCCTTAAAACTTGGAACGCGCACACTGTCAGAGGATGCAGGGGAACGTGGCCAGGACTGGCAGGAGCTTCGTAATCAGACCGAGGCTGAAACAATTGACCTGCTCGATAGGGCTAAACGCATCTCTGAAAAATACGGTATCAAAATTGACGCCGCATTAAACCTTCTCTCCCAACGTCAACCAAACCCAACCTTTGATAACGATGATCAATCACAAGCTGCTGCACAAAATAACGAATGACCTTTGGGCGATAGTCCCGGAATACCTGCAAACTCTATGCATGTCGGTCATGGACCCGCGAGAAATGCGTGGAACCAGCGATCCGGGCAAGAAATACATCATGCGTGGCAGTGTTGCAGTTGTTCCAATTCATGGGGCGCTTGGTAAGAACCTGGACGCTATTGATAAGGAATGGTTCGGCATGACTGATTACGATGACATTGAGGATTCACTAATGGGCGCCGCTGATGATCCGAATGTTTCACACATCTTGATGCATGTCGATTCACCGGGTGGAACTGTTGTAGGGCTTCCGGAACTTGCAAGCAAGATCCGCGGCATCGAGAAACCAGTCACAGCATATACCGAGGGCATGGCCGCATCTGCTGCCTACTGGTTAGCAGCACAAGCGGACAACGTGATTTTAAGCGAATCCGCAAGTGTTGGATCAATTGGGGTATATGTTGCATTGCTTGATCAATCTAAGTGGCTTGAAAACCTCGGCCTCAAAGTGAACGCGATTAGCGCCGGGAAACACAAGCTTGATTATGCCGGTTTTAAACCATTATCCGACGACGCTAGGGATCGCATGCAAGCCAGCGTTGACAAGTGGCACGCCAGATTTAAATCAGAAGCTACCACCAACCGACCCATTCCAAAAGAAAACATGGAGGGCCAAACGTTTGAAGGGGTGGAAGCTGTTGAAGCGGGGCTTGCCAACGGCGTGGTCAACAGTTTGTCGGAGCTTCTGACGCTGCTAACTTAGACTTTTAATCCCATTTAATAAGATGAAAAAACTTTTTGGTAAACATCTGGACCTGATCGAAGCTAATCAAAGCATCGCTGTGCTTGAGAAGGATCTTGAGGCAACGACAAACGAACGTGATCAGCTTAAAGCCGATATTGAGGCGCTGAAG